TCAGTTTCTTCCTATAAAAAAGTAGAAATTGAAGTGGAATCAAAATTAGTAAAATTACCTTCAGAAAAACCTAAAAAAATAAATTGGAAAAGTAGTAACAAAGGCGGTAACGGTAAAAATGTAACACTAAATCCAAAACCATCTAATGTTACTAAAAATCCAGGACCAGTCAGATTTTATGAAAGTATAGAGGAAAATGGATTTACCAGATTAAATAAACCAAAAAAGTCTTCCCCTAAAGGAACAATAGTTGGAATCATTACTGGAGTGTGAGTGGAAATGAGTATGCTAAAAATTAATAAGACATCTCTTCAAGATGTTCCAGTCAAAACAACTCCAGAGAATGTGAAAGAGGCAAATGAGGCACTCTTTCGTGCTAAAATGACTCTTCCTGCTGCTGCCAAACACTGTGGTATGACGCATAAAGAAATGAAACTTACCTTCTGGGAATATTTGAAGTATCACCGACCTGATTATGAAATCTCTTAAGACCCCTTGCCGCTACCCCGGCGGAAAGTCCCGTGCTTGCGTCAAGATGGATCCTTTTTTCCCAGACCTCCGAAACTATGATGAGTTTCGGGAACCTTTCTTGGGTGGTGGTTCTGTCGCAATTCATATTACTAAAAAGTATCCCAATCTGGATATTTGGGTAAATGACCTTTATGAACCTCTGGTTAATTTCTGGCAACAACTTCAAATGTTTGGAACAGACCTAAAAGATAATCTTGAAGGAATAAAATTAGCAAACAATAAACCAGAATTAGCAAGAGATCTATTTCTTTATTGTAAGGATAAATTACACGAAGAAGGTCGTTCAAATCTTGATCGTGCTGCTGATTTTTATATTATCAATAAGTGCTCCTTCTCTGGTCTGACTGAAAGTTCTTCATTTTCGCCACAGGCATCTAATTCTAATTTTAGTCTTAGAGGTATTGAAAAACTGCCCGAGTATTCTAAACTTATTTCCAAATGGCGTATAACTAATTATTCCTATGATTATCTGATGGATGGAAACAAAGGTGCGTTTATGTATCTTGATCCTCCTTATGACATTAAGGATAATCTCTATGGGCGTAAGGGATCAATGCACAAAGGATTTGATCACGATAAGTTTGCTGCTGATTGTGATGCCAATGATATGGATCAATTGATTAGTTATAACTCAGATCAACTCGTCAGGGATCGCTTTACGAACTGGAATGCCGGCGAGTTTGATCTGACTTATACGATGCGTTCTGTTGGTGAATATATGCGAGATCAAAAGCACCGCAAAGAACTATTGTTATTTAATTATAATAAAACTCCTAAGATTCAGGTTAATTTTGATGGATGCTATAATTATAATAGACTAAAAAGTGAGGGATTAGTTGATGCCTGAATTGAAGGACTGGTTGAACTCGATCAATCAAACAAAGAAGAACCTGATTGATGAAGACCCTTCAACTGAGAAGGGGTATGCTCCATATATTATTAATCGGTGCCTCTCTGGAGAAATTGATTGCATTATGTTTGTGAATGAATTGAATCAGTATCATTTTCTTCCTAAAAAAATGCAATATGACTTTCTTATAAATATTCTGAGGGTTAAAAGGAGATATTCTCCTTGGCTCCGTAAAGATAAAATCGAAGATCTTGATATTGTCAAGCGTTATTATAATTATAGTAATGAAAAGGCACAGCAGGCTTTGAGGATTCTGACAAAAGAGCAACTAACATTTATTAAATCGAAATTTGAAACTGGAGGAACAAAATGAGTGTCGTTCAAGAACCCACTGTACAATGGTCGCCCGATATGATGGTAGAGGTTCTCCTGAATGAACCTGATGACTTTTTGAAGGTTCGTGAAACTTTGACTCGTATTGGAGTTGCTTCACGAAAGGAAAAGAAACTTTATCAATCTTGCCATATTCTACACAAGCAAGGTCGTTACTTTATTACTCACTTTAAGGAACTTTTTGCTCTGGATGGCAAACACGCCAATCTAACTGTAAATGATATTCAGCGTCGTAATCGTATTATTCAATTAATTGCCGATTGGGGATTGGTTGAAGTAGTTGATGCCTCAAAAATTCAAGATATTGCTCCACTCAATCAAATCAAAGTTCTTCCTCATAAGGAAAAAGTTGATTGGATTCTAGAACCCAAATACAATATTGGTGCCAAGAAAAAGAGA